ACCGTCCTCCACCGTGTCGCGGTAGCCGTCGGTCTCATAATACCCTACGGTGATACGCTTGTCCCCCGCCGTATTGGTGAAGGTGTCCGTGCGTTGGCCGTCTTTTTTCAACTTCAAGACTTCCGACTTCATGTCGATCACACGGCGGAAGTTATTCAGTACGCCGTTTTTCACGGTCTTGATGCAGTCGCTGACCGCTTGCAAGTCCGGGATCGCCTCCTCGATCGTTTCGTCCACCAGTTCCTTGTAGGCCTCGCGGTCACGTTTGGCCTGTTCCTTGGCTCGTTTGGCGGCCTGTTCTTTCCTGAACGCTTCAAACTGTCTCAGTTCCTCGTCCGTCATTTCGACTGTTTGTTTTGTTGCTTCCATGTTTTTTCTTTTTTTGAATTGTTACACATCTGTTTATTCTGAGTTTCTTTGTATTTCATATATTCCCGGCGGAGGTAGTCGATGGATCGCTCCAGTTTCTCGATCTCCTCGTCCCACTCCCGCAGCAGCCGGCGTTGCGCCTCCATATCCTTCACCGGCCGGGTGAGCAGCGTGTCGACCAGAAAGTCGCGCTCGCCTTTCAGGTAGTCCAGACGGCGGCGCAGGCGTCCGCCCTGTTCCTCGATCTCATCAAGTTTGTCTTGTAGGGGTATATAGCGTGCCATTGTCAATCCCCCTCCTTTTGTTTCCGGCGGATAGCGCGAATCTTCTTTAATAATGCCTCCAGTTCCTCGTAATCGAGCCGGGCAAACCGTTTGCCGGCGATCCGTTTGTCGAGGCAGAAGGTATCGACCCTCTTCCAGTCGGCGGTATCGACACCTGACAGTTGCATCTGGTGGAGCACGGCCGACCGCTTGCTTTTCAGGATACGCATGGCCTCGGTCTCTTCGGCACGTGTCAGCTTCTCCATCGCACGGATGGCTTCGTTGTATTCGTGGAGCGACATTTCGCGCAGGCTGTCGGTACGCCCGTTCGTGAACTGAAGCACGATCTCTTCCTTGCTCGCTCCCGGCATCTGTTTCAGCAAGCCGTAGAAAGCGGCGTAATTGTCGGGCTTTGCGTAGCCTTGTTTGGGTTTCATTTGTATTACTTTCATATCTGATTCGTTTTAGATTAAACCGGCTTCACGTGCTCCCTCTTCCCAAATGACATACCGTCCGGTGTCGCCGATGTAACGCCCCTTGCTGAAAGCTACGTAGCCCTCGATATAGATCTTTAGGTCGGCGTCATACATCACGCTGGTGGCCGCGTCACCTTTCGGGTTTTTACCCCGTGCGTGGCTGATGAAGATGAAGAGTTTGTCAGGGAACGCCTCTTTCAAGAGGATATAATCGCGGTAGTTCATTTGCGTGTACTGGATACTGTCGATCACCACGATGTTGAAGCTCTTGTGACGGGCAAGCCGTTCCTTCAGTGCCGGGATGTCTTCCTTGATGAATGCCAGGCGGCGGCTTACTTCGGCCATGCCGAACCGACGTAGGTTATTCTGCACCGTCAGGCAGGTGCCTTCCTCCAGCGAATTGAACGCCACCCGGTCGTATTTGCACAGCTCTTTGCAGAGTTGCATGACGAACGAGGTCTTCCCGTTGCCCGAATTGCCCCAGATGAACCAGACACCCCGGTTCTCGGGCGTATCGAATGCCTCTTTCCATTTTCCCTCAAAGGGGAATGTCTCATATTTCTTGTCTAGGATGTCCCGGACGCTTATTGCTCGTTTCATGTTGTTTTCGAATTGTGTTCAAATAGCATTCGAACGGTTGTTTACTCGCCCATCCGTTTGACTCGGTGGATCGCCTTTTTCACGCGGCGGAGGTCGAAGTCGCACGGTTCGGCGTCTCGGATCACCTCGTCGATCTTTTTCCGGTCGCTCAGCCCATTGGCAACACAGATGGAATAGACATCGTTCGGCGTGGTGGCCTCCAGCTCGAAGAACTTGCGTCCCATGCGGCTGTAGAACTCCTTGTAGCCGGGCTTACGGTAGCGCAGGCCGTTCTGGATACGCTTCACGATGTAGTCGGTCGAGAGGAAGATGATGCCGCATTTCTCCTCCAACTTGTTGTACATGCTGATGAAGTAGTGGAACACCGGTTCGGTCAGTTTATCGGCTTCGTCGAAGATCAGGAGCGGAGCTTCCATCTGGATCACGTCGTCTAGGATCAAGCTCCACACCTCGCGGATGTTGTGCCCGTCGGTCTTGATACCCACCTTCCGGGCAATCTCACGCACGAAGTCTCCTTTCTTCATATCTTCGGAACAAAGGATATAGAACACCTCTTTGTGTTCTTCGGTATAGAGGCGGGCCGTCGTTGTCTTGCCGCACCCGGCTTCGCCCACCACCCAAGTGACGTTGCGCCAGCGCTGGGCATCGTCGAGCGCGAAGTTGATCTCTTGGTAGGCGGAGGTCTCGACGATCTGCCAGCCGGTTTCGTTCTTTCCGCCACCGATCTGTGCGGCGATGTCGCGGAACATCTTATCCGAAATGTTTTCATACTTGCCGTTCACGATACAACTGATCGTGCCGACCGATGTGTTCTTCAAACTCCCGGCCGCCTTGTTTTGGCTGGGATACTTGGCGACGTAGGCGCGAAGAGCCTCGCGGATGGCGTCTTTCTGTTTGTTGCTTAATGCTTCCATTGTATGATTTTCGATTTATGATTCCTAATTTATAGTTTGCCTGCCACGTTACTCAAGCTTACCTCGTTGTTGCCGCCGAGCTGGTCCCAGGTGACGTTACTCAATTCCTTGGTGTCGCGACCCAATGATACCCGAAGCGTCCGTCTCTTCGGTTGGCTGTACTGGCGTGTACGGCGGTCAAGCTGTTCCTTGGCCTCTTTGGAGAGCCCTTTCAGGTCGGGGCTGACCAGGCCGTGCTGTTCCGGAGCGACACCGTGTTCGTATTCGATCTCCTTGGCGATAATCTGTCGTTCGACACGCTCGCCGGCTATGGCTTCCTGCTGCCGGCGGATAAACGCCTTTTCCTCTTCCGTTTGTTCCTGTTGGGCGCGGTGGATATAGATCGGCGGCAACCCTACGCGCTCGAAGCGCAACGCTCCGCCTTTGTCCATCCAGAGCAACCGGACGCTGCGCATGTCGGTCGGATCGTATTGCACATAGAACTGCTTGAATGTGTTCCGGCGACGCCATTCCAGATCCGGATTGCCCTGGTCGTCATACACCTCGTAGGTATAGTCCTTTTTCTGCACGGTGATCTTGATGCCGCTGGAGGTGAAGGTCGAGGGCTTCTCGGTCGTGTACCAGAACATGTCGACCATGTCGCGCACACTGACGGCATCGGTCTCCTCGTTCACACTGTTTTCGTACATCTCGATCCGGGAGATACCGGTTGCCGGGTGTTTCATCTCGTTCCACTCTTCGCGGGCTGCCTCGTAGATCTCGTGCAGTTCGTCCAGCGTGGGGAGCGCGTCGATATTGGCGTTGATGATCTCCAGGTTCGGGCGGCTGGTGGCCTTTACAGCGGTCACGTTCTGCCCCGTGTAGCCGAAGCGCGTCCAGAGCACCTGTTGCTGGAAACGGCTGAAGATGTTCTCGATCGTTTTCGACTCGCCGTTGTAGGGGGCGGTTGGCCGGTGGATCCGGCTGATCTTCGAGAAGAACCCCTTGGCTGTGTTCTTCTTGTGGCCTCCCTGGTTGTCGCACACCAGCTCGTAAGGTTTGTGCCCGCTGCGCTGGATCGCCATGCGGAAGGCATGGTACTGGGCGATGTAGTCTTCCTGCTCGCTGATATGGTAGCCCAGCAACACTTCGCTGTAGGCGTCCACCACCTCGTAGACGTTGATCGTGCGTTTGTTTCCGCTTTCGTCCCGGTAATAGAGGTTCAGTTTCGTGCCGTCGCCATACCAGAGGGAATCCCGGCTGGCAGGGAGCAACGTGTGGTGCTTGCGGTCGTAGAGCTGGTGTGTCCGCATTTCGCCGAACACGGCATCGTGCCACAGGGGTTTGATACGGGGACTGTTCAGCCAGCCCTTCATGCCCCGTTCGCTCTTGAGCGGTTTCCAACCCCTTTCCGGGGCCGTGCGGTTGTAGGTCTCGAAGATCTGATGGTCGGTATATTTGGGCATCTGGCTCCGCTTCAGCGCAATGATGTACCGTCCTTCCTCCTCGCCAATCTTCAGTGTGTTCCTGTTGCCATACTTCCCGCTGATCAGCACCTCGTAATGGTCGGGGCTGTAGCGTTTGATCAGTTCCTTCAGCCGTCCGACGCAGCCGGGCAGCGTATGGCCGAACTCCGTACGCAGTTCTTCGCTCCGTTTCATTATCTCCTCCCAGTAGTCGCCTGATATGCCCAGGCTGTTTCGTTTGGGACGGAGACGAGCGATATCGCCGATCAGCGTGTTCAGCACCGAGGCGTTCAGCGTATAGGCCGTGATGGTGTCCTCTGGAAGCGTCACCAGCTCGCCGTTCCTGTCGTAGCGGTGCTTCTCGAAGAAATCTTCCGCCCGTTCATCCTTGCGGACACGTCCGCGCAGTATTTCTCTTCTCATGATCTCTTCGGGTTCGCCATACTTGGCGACAAAGCGTTGTTGGTATTTGGGGGGAAGGGAGGAGTAGGCATACAAGGCGCGGCCTCCCTCGCCACCGCCACGGCTCAGGCATTGGATGTTTTTCCGGCGGACATTGCTGAAAAGCGTGTTGGGCTTGATCACCGGATCATCCCCGGATGTCAGTTCTTCGTATGTCACGCACAATATTTTGTTGTAATATTCCATTCCCGATTGTTTATTTGTTATTTGTTCCCGGAAGCGGATTCGAACCGCTGACCTTATCGCCTGAATTACCAGTTTCGAGTGTTCTACCTGACTGAACTATCCGGGATACCACCCTCGTTCCGCGGGCCGCGTACCGATACCAAACCAATCTTAATTGAAACCTAAACCCTGATTGTTATCCTTGTCACTGCCACCCGTCAGCCACAGCATTACCTTATCCATCCATGCATCGAAGCGGTCCGCCTCCTCGCCGCACGCCTTCTCGTTTCCGATCAGTAGCAGGCTGAACACCACCCATACCGCAAAGAGCAGAACCCCCACTGCAAAGTTTCCATATTCCATCGTATCAACCCCGGCAAGGAGGAACAGCCAACTGATGGCCCATCCGTAAAGAATCACTTTCGCTTTCATGATCAGCCCTCTGCCAATTGTGCTTTCGCCAATACCTTCGTCTCATACACCAGCCCTGGATCCATCTTTTCCATCCAGCCGAACCGTTTTGCCAATAGGCGGTCCAATACCGCCCAGTTCTCCAGGCTCACGCAGTCGTTATAATTGTACCACTGGCTCTCGCCCGTCTCCTGATCCAACCCGACGATACCCCAGAACTCTTTGCCTGGAGCTCCGATAGCCACCTTACACTCGCCCTTGGCGATCACCACCCGGAACACCGGGCGTTCATCTTCCTTCCGCCCAGTATATACCAGCATCTTGAAGTTCACCTCATACGTGGAGTCCATGTCGAACGGTGCCTCGCACAAGGCCTTGTAATCGATTTTATTTGTTGTTTCCATTTTGAATGCTGTTTAAATGATTGTTACATGTTCCTCTCTCTTTACCGACCCACCCATCTTAATTGCCATCGCGCGGATTTTATTTGCCAGTTCCGAATCGGACCGGCAGTTCAATGCCTCGCTGACGGTTTTGCGGCTGCACTGAAAAATCTCCTCCAACTTTTTTCTGATTTCTGTGTCTGCTAAAATCTTTGCCATATTTACTATTTAATGATTAATGTTTATCTTTACAGCATCGGTTACATCTGTAACGATGGTGCAATATTACAGAATATTCTGATATGAACAAAGAAAATAGAAATAAAAATACAGATATTTCTGCAAGAATAGCAGAAATTCTTGATTACATCAATGAAAGTAAAAATTCATTTGCCCTAAAATTAGGCTATGAACGTGCTCAAACAGTGTATGATATAATTAACGGGAAGAGTGCTCCCAGCTATGACTTCTTTAAGAAGTTTCAGCTTTCAGAATATTCTGATATTATTAATATTGATTGGCTTCTTACCGGTCGTGGATCGATGCTGAAAAGCGAGGGAGTGACGCTGATGGGCGAGCAAGTGCCGACTGTTGTGGATGAAAAACGCCCAGAGATCCAGATCTTGCATCACCCGAAAGTGGTCGATAAGGTAATTACCCAACAATCCATCCCTGTATATAATGTAGAGGCGGCGGCTAATCTGAAAACGATCTTCTCTAATAAAGATCAAAACATCTTGGGAGAGATCACTATGCCCGATATTCCCCGTTGCGATGGTGCAATCTATGTGAGAGGAGACAGTATGTATCCACTCCTTAAATCTGGTGACATTGTGGGATATAAGGAGATTATGGACTTTAACAATGTTATTTTCGGGGAGATGTATATCGTATCCTACGACATTGAGGGAGACGAGTATGTCTGTGTAAAGTATGTCAACCACAGTGATCAGCAGGGATACATTAAATTGGTTAGCTACAATCCACACCATGACCCCAAAGACATCCCCGTCAACCGCATTACTGCCATGGCACTGGTGAAGTTTAGTATTCGAATGAACACGATAATTTAATTTGTGATATGAAAAAGAGTGATGATTTTGAAAATATGATTAAACTATATCCTGTTAATTATAAGGGGTATTGGTTTAATGTGGATGAGATTGACAATCCTCTTCCTCAAGAATTATTGTCTGGAGATGGAAGAATAGATGCAGAAATAAAAGAGCAATTCACACAACAATTTTACAATCAAATTATATATGCATATATATATAACCTGCAGCAGTTTTTACACAATAATGGCTTTTACTGTATTATCAAACACGCTAATGCATTGTGCAAAGCAAAAGACAATGTTAGGAAACTACATGAAAGGGAAGATTATGATAAAAGGATAGCAAGAGCTATTTCTTATTCATGTATAGACATGGATGCACCGGAAAACTATCCTATAAAGGACTTAATATTAAATCCTGATCTATTTGATGGGTTCTTCCAAAAGGAAGTTGTATTGAAATTCAACGAAGACGTTGAACATTGGAACAAAGCACTGAGTAGTTATAAACAAAAACGGGCATATATTAATCGTCTAAACTATTTAAAAGAACAAATGGATATATTGGATGGTGTAAATATATCTTGCATAAAGGATTCGATTACCAAACAAAAGGATTTGTATAATAATTTATTGGAGAAGTAA